GAATCATTATTTTTCTTGTCAGCATCCCATCCCTTAAAATTATTTCTCAAGCTGAACTGAGCGCCATTTGAACCGTCACGATCAAATAGCCTTTCCTCTGCGTACTGTTCTACCCTCGCTTTTGCGCGCGTAATCGTGTCAACGAATTCCAGCTTTGCCTGATAATTTAAGAGTGCCTGTCTACTCGTAAATCCAAGAGCTAAAGCAAGACCTGTAACAGTCGGGGGATGAACATCTATGAAAATAGGAAGGCCAAACTTATTAAATATTATCAGTTAATGGATAACCCTTGCAATCTTCGAAGTACTGTTCTATTTTGCTTTCAATCTCTTCAACGCTTGTGTACATTGGCGTCATTCCCACGTCCTCACCTCCAACTGGCTATAAAACCCCATAGTAACACTTCTGAGTATATTCTATCACAGGTCAGTAGAAAAGTTGTGGTACATGTTTGAGAAATTTTGTGCTAAAAAAGAGCCGGTAAATACCGACTCTCTAATTTTATTCGTTACTTTGTAATTTTCTAATTACCTCGCCCTGATCTCCCGGACATCCCATGAAACACTCCGGGCAATGTTCGTAAAATGTACATCTGATGCAGTCATGTGGACTGATTGAGCTGCAATATTGATGCAACACTGTGAATGCTGATATGGCGAGCTGCGGGGTTATTTCTGGTGCGAATTTGTCTGGCACGACTTTTCACTTCCTCCCCAATCTAATTTTTGTCCACAATCTGGACAGTAATTTGCATTCGAATAAATCTCTGCCTTTCCGCAACAAGGACAGTCACCTTTGATTACCGTTGCTACTCCGAAAAAATCCCTTAACTGCTTTTTATATTTAGGCTCTTTCGGAATCTGCTTTTCCTCTAACTTTTCATTCAAAGCAGCGGCAATATCCGGAAGAACGGCTTCACCCTGATTCTCTGTGCGTGTCTTAATCTCCCATTTATCTACAATCTCTCCTTCGGTTGTAAACAAACCTAATTTTACAGTTGTTCCCCCGATATCTACTCCAAAGCAA